TGGGAGCCGGCGGCCCCAGGCCGTGTAGATGTAGGCTTCACCTTCCATTCCCAGGCGCTCGCGTCCCCTCCGCTCCACTTCCTTTTCCCACTGCGCGATACCTGGCCTGGCGGCCTTGTACAGGTTGAGGAACTGATCCATCTCGTCAAACGACACTCCGGCGTTCCTGGACAAGGTCTCGGTGCCCGCCCCATAGGCCTTGGCGTAGATCGTCGTCTTGGTCGTCTGCCGGAGCGAGTGGTCTTTGGTGATCGTAGGGTCGCCGTAGATGTCACGAGCTAGGCTGGTGAAGATGTCGGCGCCGCCGTGGTCGGCGTCATAAAAGGACTGGATCAATCCCTCATCCTCCGAGAAGTGACCCAGAAGCCGCTGCTCGACCTGGTCGTAGTCGACGTCAATCATCTTGTTGCCCTCGCGCGGGATGAAGGCATCCCGGACTACCCGCCCACGCGGTAGCTGGTGTAGTGCCGGAGTGCTGACGCTCATGCGGCCGGTACGGGCGCCGAGCGGGTTGACGTCGGGGTGGATCAGGTCACCGTCGCGCTTACCCAGGAAGTTGCGGAAGTACGTATTGGCGATCTTCTGGGCCTTCTTGCGAGCGAGGACGTCCTGTGCCAGGGGGTGCTCGATCGACTCCAGCACTTCCTTATCCATGCACCACTGCCCGGTAGGCGTCCGCTTCGTGAGCAGCACACCATCGGCCAAGAGCCTCGCGGCGATGGCCCGGTCCGCGGTGCCACAGCCGTATTCCTTGTGAATCCAATCAGCCATCGACTCGACGTACTTTGTGAGCTCTTCATACTTGCGCTCGCAGTACCCCACATCGATGCGGATGCCCCTGGTCACCATGTCCATCAGCACCTGCTGTGATGCCATCTCAAGCTCATAGACCCGCTCGTACTGGTCTGCCGTCTGACGCAGGAGCTCGTAGAGCCGTGCAGTGATGACAGTGTCCAGTGCTCCATAGGACCAGTACGGGCCGAAGTCAATCGGCACTGTGGCCCAGGTCCAGCCCTTGCGAGCGAACTCGGTCTTCAGATCGCCTTGGCTTGAGTCAAGCCGCGCATCTATCAGCCGCACGCCGAGAGGCTTGAGGCCTGTGGGGCTGACGGGATCGGCAAGGTGGGCCATCACCCGTGTGTCATGCACCCGCTTGCGCTTGATGGTGCAGCCGTACCGCTCCAAGTAGCGAAGGTCAAAGGAGTGGTTGTGCATCACGAGGTCTCCCTCGTACTTGCGTAGGGCGTCCTTGACCAGGCCACCCCAGTCGTCCCAGCCGATTGCCCATCCAGTGGTCGCGTCTCCGAACTGGACGAGCCTTAGCCTGTCCTTCCACCACTCCAGCCCGCCGGTCTCGGTGTCGACAGCCAGCACGGGCCGCCGCTCACCGAGCCAGCGCATGAATGCCATAGCGTCCTCGAAGGTCTCGACCAGCGTGAGGCTTACGTCCTCTAGCACGGGCTCCCATTGCTGCCGGAATGCAAAGGCCCATAGACGAACTGCCAGTCCCGCCTGACGGCGGCGCACCAGCGGTTATGGGCAGCGTTGGCGGTGCGATAGGAGAAGGCGCTGCCACTGCCCTGACGGTGCTGACGGACGACGCCAGACGGCCATCGCTTGATCGCCCAAACCGACCAGAGCCAAGGACGCCACTTCTTCGACCGACGCAGAAAGTTGCTGGTGAACGCTAGTTCTGGGTCCGCGCAGTCGGGGCATCCAGGGCAGCCATCGCCAGGGCAGTCCGAGCCGTGAACGGCGTCCTCGGGCGGAAGATCGCACACCTGACAGATGGCTTTCCGACCCTTGGGTGGCGTGCCGATCCAGCCTTCGTATTCGTGGGTCTGGTGTCGCATCCGCTCAGAAACTGCGCCCTCATATTCGGCGGGACGATCAGGCACCGAGATACCGCTCCAGCTTCTCGGTGTACCAGTGCAGTGAGTCTAATGAGTCGCCGGGGTGGTTAATCTCACAAGGGCCAGGGGGCAGGCCACCTAGCAGCTGCCGCGCGCCGGGGACCGTCAGGCCTTGGGCCCGCAAGTCGGGCTTCTTGGACGACGGCGCCTCGTTCAACATATTGATTGCGGCCGGAATGTCCTTCTCGTAGATGTGAAGGCTCGCGGCGTAGTGGTGGTAGGTACCAACGCCCACACCTACGTATCCAGCAACGGTGTACTGCAGCTGGGTGAACTGGAAGACGTCGTATGCAAAACCGTGCCACACGTCGTTGGCCCGCATGTTTACGAAGGCATCGAGCTTTCCATTGCGAATGAGGAACTGGATGCTAGTCGTGCAGGGGTAGTTGTGGTACCCGTCCTCGAGGTCCTTGCTCGGGTCCCAGAAGGAGATGTACGCACGACGTGTGTACGGGTCGTCCCGCAAACGACGGATGATCGTCCAGAACTGCCCCTGCATCCGAGTGCCGTAGGCACCATGGAAGGTGCCCCCGTCCATGTACTGCTTGAAGTTGGGACTGATTCTCAGCATCAGCTCGGGGTTCTGCTGGCCGGCGATCAGCTGTGCTGCCTCAGCGGCTGCAATCCCGGTGTTGACCTTGCGACCGACACCAACAGGGAGGGCGTCTGCCGGGTTGGTGAGGATGATGTGGGCAGCCGTGAGCTCACGGGTGGCCTCATGACGGGGTGCTACGAGCTCGCCCAGTGACTTGACATGGGCGACTATCTCTCGGTAGCCCTGCCTCATGTCATCGATCACGAACTGGTGAGACAAACTTCGTCCTCTCTTTGGATGGCTGTTCCTACGATTTCGTCGATGGTCAGGGGGAAGTTGGAGCGGTGTTCCAGCCGCGGCCTAAGCGTCGAGAAGGCCAGCACCTGCTCATAGCGCCGCTGGTCGCGCCCTAGGGATGCCGGGTCATCACCGAGTGGATCGCCGCGGTCCAGCAGGCGAGTAACGACGTTGCTCACAGACCCGGAGCAGTAGACGAGGATTGCGCCCTTGCTGACAAGGAACTCATCGATCGCTTGAAACTGCACCCAGGTCAGAGGCGTCTGGCCTCTGTACTGCGGGCCGTACACCCACTCGCTGAGGTGCCACCTATCAAGGATCAGCACCTCACCGCTCCCCGGCTGGTATTCCGCCAGGTCGGCGGTGTACTCAACCAGGGGATGAACAATCGGAGCGGAGCGGTGGAGTACCCGCCCGTCGAACCGATCACGTATGGCATTGGCGAGAGTGGTCTTGCCACTCCCATCCACGCCCTCAAGGACAATCAGCATTGACTGTCTAACTATACCATGACGCTAGAGCTCATCAAGGAGCATTGCGAGAGCGATGACGGAGTAGACGGCGCGGTCCAGCTTGGTGTCCGTCACTCCCTCGTTCCTCGGCTCCCGGCCGTTAGCCCGCAGTGCACGGAGCCTTGACTGCTTAACTGCGATCAGTGCTTCTACTGCGTCACTCGGCGAAGCCCAGCCCATCTGATCGGCAACGTCCTCGAAGTTGGACGCCCAGCTGCCGTCCTCGGCGTAGTCGGCGCTCTTCGAGGCGAAGGTAGCCGTGATAGAAGCTAGGGCCGAGGCGATCGGCTGCGGGAGCTTGGATGCTGCCGGCTGCTCGGGCGGGATGGAGGCAAAGAGCCCGCCGAGTGAATGGAATACCGGAATGCCTAGGGACTCGGCCAGGGCCACTTCGCGATCCGCGCCAGATGACGGGCCGGGGATGCGGAAGACTGCGTCGACTCGCTCGACGATTGCAAGGTCCAGCGCCATCCAGTCCTCGTAGTCCCGCTCGGTGTGCTGGGTGTGCCAGAAGTGGGTGAGGTGCGGAACGATCGGCGCATAGCCCGCATTGAAAAAGGTATTGCCGTAGTCGATGGCTATGTTGGTGTCGGTGTCCGGGTCCCTGCTGTAGGGGCCCGAAACGTAGATGATGGTTCTCACGTGTCCTTTCTTAGAAACGCCGAGCGGTGAAGCGCGCGAGGGAGACTCCCTCGTAGCGCCGACAGAGGTAGTCCATGGAGACGGTCATGATGTCGTAGCTGCCGCCTTCTACTTGGTGGCACACGACTAGCCCTCGCCAGTGCGAGTTGCCTTGCGGCCCCTTGTAGTCCTCGTCGTGGAGGTAGAAGGAACCGGCTACAAGGCCGTGCTGGCTGCGGCCCATCACGTATCGCATCCCGATCAGGAGCCCCTGTTGGTGCCCCATGGTGAATGAGGCGCCGATCGTCTTGAGCCGTGTCTCAACGTTCGAGCCGCCGTAGGGCCGCCCGCTCATCGGATTGGCGAAGTAGTGGGAGTAGTTGACGCCGTCGATGTTGACGACCTCTAGGAACGGGTGAACCGTCCAGCCGGTGCGCTCGTAGTCGAGTGCGTCCAGCCGCAGCAATCCCTCTAGCTGGGCATCGTCCTCACAAGCTCGCTCGATCCGATACTCGTGATTGCCCAGGGTGATGTGCTTTGGTGGGTTCCAGAACTCAACCTTCTTCTTGGCCCTGCGACAGGCCTCGATCTGCCGGTTCTGGTAGGACTGGAGCGGAGTGTTCAGAACCGCCCAGGCGGCGTTGGCGGCTCGCAGGTCTGCTTCGACCCGGCGACCCTCCATTGACCGCGTGCCTTTGTCATAACTGGATAGGGAAGGCATGTCGGCATGGTCACCGACGTGGACAATGACGATGTCCTTCTCGGCAAACTTGTCGACGATGTACTGCCCTGCCCATCCGAGATGGTCAACCGGCACCCCAGGCTTCGCCTGTGTGTCGGGGATGACGACGTGCGTCCTCATCCGACCCTCAACTGGCCCGTGCTATTTCCTCCTGTGTCTCGGTGGTCTGTCTCATTGTAACATGACGGTTAGGGGTAACAAGCGACCGGACCTCGGCCAGCACAGAGGGCGAGAGGTCTTCACTCAATCCCTGTTCCAGGCTGATCTGCCGCCAGGCCGCAGTGGGACTCATGTGTCTCACTATACCATGACGCTCAGGCCGGAACGAGAGAGGCCAGTGCCTCCCGGCGCGCCCTCAACTCGAGGCCGGAGAGCTTGCCGGTACGGCCGAGCACTTGGCGAACCTCTTCTACGGATGCCTGACGCCCCTCATCAATCAACCTCCGCACCGCCGCCTTAGTCCGACCGGAGGGGTCCGGCTCATGTGACTTGTAGTGCGGTGTAACCCGGTGAGTGGCTGCAGTCTTGTTGCACACCACGCAGCCGATCATCTCGTGCTTCTCACATTCAGTCCGCAGGCTCATGTGTCTAACTATGCCGTGACAGGCGTCACACGTACACTATTCCCTCCGGGTAAATCTGAGCCGGTCCTCGGGAGGCGTCCACTTGCCCGGCTTTACTGCCGGCAAGACCTCGATCTTCTCGAAGATGGCGGCGACGATCTTCGCCTGCCACTCGATGTCTCGGCTGTCCCACTCTGCTTCGATGTCCACCACACCGGCCAGGATTCCCCGCTCACCCTCCCGAGCCAGGCGGGCATTCAGGTCCTCTAGCTCAGTCTGCAGCCGCTGAGAAGCGGCCTGGAAAGCCGGTAGCGGCAGAGTGCCCTCGGCGAACGCCGTCCCGAGCTCTGCCATGCGTGTCTCGGTTGCCCTGATCGACTCCAGAATCGTCGTGTGCCGCCCAGTACGGTCCCCGGTGGGTGGTTGGAGGGCCCGCTGTGCACTGGGGCGACTGAGGGCTTCCAGGACCAGGGCCTTGACGTAGTCGTTGATGGGATCGGCCCAGATGGCGATCTTCCCGCAGCCAGGGCGCCCGGGCTGCTTCTTGCAGGAGTACGCCCGCCGCTTGTTGTTCCAGGTGCCGATCATCCGTGAACCGCACAGGCCGCAGTACAGGACCCCGCCGGTGAGAAGGTTGACACGTCGGCCCCTATTAGACCTCCCAGACACGTTCCCTTTCCGGCGGGCCACCAGGGCGGCATAGGTCTCCCGATCGATGATCGGCTCCCAAGCACCCGTGTGAAGCTCCCCCTTCCAAGAGCGGAGGCCAGCTATCTGGGGCGAGCAGAGCATCCTGGCAATCTCCCCGCCCGACCACTTCGTATCGGCGGTCGTCTTCTTGACGCCGAGTTCGTTCCACTCCTGGGCGATCGAGTAGGTCGTGGAGCCGGTGAGCACACGGTGCGCCGCCTCCCGAAGCAGGGCGGCCTCATCCTCGACGATTCTGGGCAGGCCCGCCTGTGCACCGTCGCGGGTGTACCCGAAGCGCCGCTTCCCACCAAAGGCCTGCTTGCCGTTCTCCACTTCCCACTTGCGTGCAGAGCGGATGCGCAAGCTGATCGTGGCCGACTCCAACTCGGCGAAGGCCGCCAGGATGGTGACGATCACCCGGCCGAGCGGGCTGGAGGTGTCGAACTGCTCGTTGACCGAGACCACGGCCACGTCGTGCTTCTCGCACAGGTCGATGAAGGCCAGGAACTCGCGGGTGTTACGGGCGAGCCGGTCGATCTTCCAGAAGATCACCGTGTCGATCACCTGCTCCTCGATCCGGCGCTTCAGGGTCTCATAGCCGGGGCGCACCACACCCGAGTAGGCGGAGAAGTCAACGTCGGTGTGGACCTGATCCACTGTCACACCGCGCAAGTCTGCCAGCTTGCGGCAGTCTGATTCCTGTCGGGTGGTCGAGGTTTGATCCGGCGTGTATTGGCTCAGTCGTGTATAGATGTCAGCGGACACCCGAACACTCTAACGTTATTGGCGTACTACCGTTTCAACCGTTGTTTCCCAATGACGTTAGATGAATCTAGAGTGAGAAAAGGGCCCCCATCCGAAGACGAGGGCCCTTTAATACTTGAGTGAAGCAGGCTCAGGCCTGCGGCGCCTTGGCAGCCTGCGCCAGGACGGCGGCCAGCTGCTTCTGGACCTCAGCGGCAACAGCCGCCGGGTCGATACCGGTCTGGGCCTGGACCCGGGCCTCGACGGCCTTGACGTCATTCTGAACCTGCGTCAGGGCGTCGCTCACGCCGGGGAGGGCTTTCGCTAGGGTGCGCCCCTCTTCGGCGGCGGCCTTGATGACCGGCCAGTCCTTGGCTACGTCCTCAGCCAGGGTCGCGGAGCCGATCTTCAGCTTGCCCAGGTGGTGGGCGACGTAGCTGACGATGCCTGTGGCAACAACGGCTGCGGACGGATTGGCGAGGGTATTAAGGGTGCTCAATGTTCTCCTTGGGTGTCTGGGGATGGTGTATAACTATACCAGGACGGTGGAGGTCAGCCCGAGTGGTCTCATGCGCTGCCATCTGCTGGCTGTGGTGCTCATGCAGGGTGTCGTGGATACGACGGAACTGCTTCCTCAGGGCGAGCAGGTAGCCGAAAGTTCCGAAGAGAACATCGGCCACGATGTTGCCCGGGCAGTTACGCGCCAGCCAGCCAAACGGTCCCGGCCAGGTGTATGTCATGAAGACGTGGTCGAACGGCCACATCAGTGCACCGCCCGCATAATCAGGTCAGTGATTAGACCGCCGCACATCACTATGAGGACACCGACTATCGCCTTGTAGGCAGCGACGTGCCCTCGGGCGATGGCGTGCGCCTCTTTGAGGCTACTAACGTCCTTCTCGACAGCGAACAGTCGCTTCTGGTCATTAGTAGAGACGGTCTCCAGCTGCGTGAGCCGGTGCTCGTGGCTGATTACTAGAACATCTATCTTCTCCGCCAAAACGTCTATCTTGTCGGAGACCTCCTTGCGAAGGTCACCTACTGCCTCATAGACCTGCTTGTGTGTGACCCGCCCGCCGTCGCTAGCGGACGGCTCACTCACGAGGGAACCTGTCCCTTGTTCATCCACAGGATGCACTCCCACGGCACAGCTTCGAGCGTGCCCTGTCCGCCGTTGAACTCCCTGTAGGCCCAGTTGGCGCAGGTACTGTCCGGGACGTGTAGCACGTCCTGTGAGCGGATCAGGTACTCGGCGGCCTTGCCGGTGGCTGGATTGGTAGCAGTAACGACCTTCATGTATTCCTCTTCTTGTATGGGATTTGTGGTCGGTTGGCTCGGAGCAGACACTCCGATGCCGGTGGCGGCAAGGAAGTCCGCCAAGGTGCCGTGATAGATGGAGCCATCGCCCTTCCCCCACGGCCAGGGGTAGACGTCGGTGTTCTGCCAGAGTGGGTGGCTGCCAGTTGGTTCGTTGGATTGGTACGCGGCAACCCACTCAGGCTCGAGGTTGTGCGTCTGAGCGAAGTATGAGCCCGAGTACAGCCATGGCTGCCGGCCGGTGAGCGCGACGATTTCCTGCTTCCAGGCGGCGGCGCGAGTGGCCTGGTTGCCGCTGCCCTCCTCCAGGTCAAGGATTAGCCACTCGTTCTCCGCCAACTGCCCGATGGTGGAAATGAGCTCGCGGGCAGCCGTTGCCGGGTCTACCGAGGCTGGGAGGTACTGATACAGGCCTAGGGCCCGAACACCGCACTGATGGGCCGAGGCCCGATTGGCGATGAAGTCGTAGTCGGCACGCCAGCCGTTATGGGCGCGGACGATCACGACCTCGAACCCCGTCGGCACCACGTGCCCCTGGAACTCCGAGTAATCAGGGATATTGAGCAATGGTCTCCTTCTGTTAGGCGAGTGCGCCGACGGCAAGCCACGACTGACGAGCGCGGCTGTCGGAGCCGAGCAGGAGCAGTAGGACGTGGTCGCCCGCCACAGGCGTATAGCTGGCGAGGTAGCGGATATTCGGGGTGTTGTTGCTGGAGCCGTTGATCTGCGCCGTAAGAGTCTTCGGTGGTCCGGCCTGGAGAGACTGGACGACTCCTTGGTGGAACTCAGGGGCCCTGTTGGCTTGCAGGGTGCCTATCTGGCGGGCGAGCCCATGGCGGGCGTTCACAGCGTCACCCGGCGGAGGTTGAGGGTCATTAGAGCCCCGACCCCTAATGGGAGGGAGTAACCGTCCACCACCCACTGGCTGTTGTTCAGGCCGGCGCGAGAGCGGGTTACGGTGTAGATGTCATCTATGTCCACAGCCGGGTTAGGTAGGACCGACAGCTGCAAGTTGTCCATCTGCCCAAGCGAAAGGTTCAGCTGCGCCTGTGCTGCCGCCTGGGCTCCCGTCACATCCGCAATGGACGAGGACGACAGGAAGGTGACGATGTCCCCGAACTTGCCCCCAGTGTAGGTAGCCGAGGCTGGGTTGCCGTCCGAGGCTTCTGCCCGGACCGGTGGCGACACGTGCGAGCTGCTGGAGAACACCACGAAGTCATTGGACACCTGGTTGGCGGTCAGCGTCCGTGTGATTGCCAACGGCGCTGCATTGGAGGCCTCAGCAGCGGCCCACGTGGGGCTGATCGTCCCGGGAGTAGGAATCGGCCGAGACTGCAGGTTGCCGAAGCGGTCGAAGAAACACTCGAAGCCGGCGCCTGATGCCAGGTCGAGTGCGGCCTGCCAGGGGTCCTGGCCCTCGTTGTACGTGTTTGCTGGGGCCAAGGCTCCGGTCGTCTGGATCGCGTACGAGAAGGGCGGCATGCCAGAGGTATTGGCCGATAGCAGGCTGTGCAGTGCTTGGTCGAGTGTGTACCCCGCCGCAATACTGTATGGCTGTAGCAGTACACGTCGGGAGATGGACCAAGACCGATCGGTGCAGGTTGCTTGCACCTGCAGGTCTGTGCCGGTGTCCGTCACGACCACCGTCTGGATCGGAAAGACCCCGCAGGGGATCAGTTCGGTCGTGTTGTCTCGGTACTTCAGGCCGGCCGATATGACAAGCTCGTTGCCGTTCGGAGCAAGCGGCGAGGACATGTCTGTCGGCACGATGCTCTGGCCTGCTAGGGGGTCAAACCGCACTGAGAGGGTCGTCCGCTGGGCCTGGGTCCTCGAGCAGGTAATCGTGGCCGACTCAATCGGCAGGTTCGTGTATCCAGGAACCGCCTGGCCGTTGGCCGTGACGGTTACCTGGACCACGAACTTGATTTCCCCGGACTGGAGTGCGCTCTTGAACTTGTCGCTTACGGGGTACGCCATCGGTTAGGGCCTTCCGACGTTGACGTATTGCAAGGTCACCTGCCGGTAGGGAGTTGTTGGTGTAGACGGAGATAGCTGCGTCTGATGCACCTGGCCGGCAATGCCCATCGTCGGCGAGGCGCCTCCGATACGGACGTAGAGTCCGTCCCCATATGGCGACATCAGCCACTTGATCCGCTGGCTGGTGCTGGCTGCCAGGAGGCTCTGCCACTCAGACGCCGATTGTGTCTCAACTGCAAGCTGCCCATCCGTGCCGTTCACGACGTCCGCCACGATGGTCGGATATTGCTGGCCGATCGGGTAGTGCGTCGACAACTGCTCATGTATGGAGGTCGGGAAGCCGACTACGTTGAGCGGGATGGACGTCGAGGGCTGCACAGGGTCCACCAGCCACCAGCCGGTCACGGTGATCTGGGCAGCATTGCTGCTTGCTGACACTGGCGAGGAGACAGTCGTTCCGCCACCTAGTGCTGCAGTGATCTGTGCTGTATAGGTATAGGAGACTCCGGGCTGCGCCTCGTAGTCAACTATCACAGTCTGCTGATTGCTAGGGGGTACAGCTAAGTTCTGGCCATATCGAAGTATGTAGCCGTCACTTCGCGTGACTGTTACCTGTGTTGTGCCGACCAAGCCGCCACGTGACCATATAGCCCAGGCTCCGAGGAAGAGGCCTGCCTCGTCCACGTAATGGACCTCACTGGCCGCGCATCCACTTACAGTTACCACAATCGCGGCAAAGGCCGCTGTTGCCGGAGCTTGCGCGGTGATGGTCGCCTGTGTCCACCCGCTCGTCGTGTCGTTAACTGAGGTGGACGTTGCGGTCGAGATGAGAACTCCACCAGGGGTGTACCAAGCAAGACCGACCGTCGCAGCCCTACCTGTCGCACCTGCCTTGAACGACGCAATCGCTGAATAGGTGGTTCCGACATTGACGGCATAGACGCCAGTGCCGGTCTTCGCTGTGATGGTGCCGGTCGCTGTCGCCGTCAGGGACATGGAGTAGCTGCCATCCTCCGCCTGGGACATGCTGTCCGCTGCGGTTGTGTTAGCTCCAGCAGCCCATGTCCCGAGTCCGCTCTCAAAGCTGGCATCAACTAACGTGAGTAGGTTGTCATTGCCTTGAACAGTCACACTTATGATCGGTGCGCCTGTTACTGGATCGGTGCCGGATGATGTACTGATGCCCGGGGTAGCTGGCATATCGAATGTGACGGTGAAGTTGCAGTATTTCCATCCTGATACCTGTCCACCGGATTCAGTGACTTGGACAAAGGCACGATAAGACATTCCGTTCGTAAGGTTGACCCCTACTGTTACTGATTGCGCCGTGGAGGCGACAACGCCTGAGTCCCAATCCCTAGCGCCGGAGCCGGGAACGGTCCCAAATGCACCGTGTTCGACGATCACTTCATAAGCAGTCTGTGACACACCCGCCGGAGGAGTTGTCGTCCAGCCAATGAGGGGATTCGCTGTTGTCACCACCCCGCTCGGCCCATTGACTGTCAATGCCGGGGCAGCCTGCCCACTGAACGTGAAGTCCGCGGCAAATGGGCTTTGCAGGCCTCCTAGCGCTTCTTGTGAAGCAAGCGACCAGTTATAGGTATTTCCGTCTGCCACAGCTGAAGACGGCAAACTAACAGAGAATGAGGCGCCTGGCGCGGTAGATATTGCATTCCATACTAGGGTGGACTGCAAGGCATTCGTCGAGCTGTTCCAGTAGTTGTACGACCCGGCCCCGGACACCTTCACCCGGCAGGCATACGCGTTCTGATTAGCCCCGTCGGTCGAGTTATAGGTACCGACGAGATTGACCCCGGACGACACGTCCGTGTAGACGGCGTTGGGAGGCGAAGTCAGGGTCGGAGCGGTCGGGGCGGACGCCCCGGTCATTAGAATCGAGCCGCCGACCCAGAGCCCTGATGTACCGACAGAGAAGGTGAAGTTGGAGGTCGTAGAAGCGATACTGGCGATATCGCCGGCCAAGGAGCCGCTCAAGGCGGAACTGTTGATTACGTTGGTCCAACCAGAGGGGCTCGTGATCGTCTGATTAGAGAAAAGGGCAGCTACCCCGAGGATCATCCCGCCCGACTGGAACGTCTGAGATGGGACCGTTATCGAAGTCTGATTGGTTGATCCCGCCACCGTCGATCCGGAAATGGACGTGACGCCGGAATACACCACGACACCGACGAACCGGTTTCCAGTTCCGCCGATTGACACAGACGACCCGGGATCACCGGCTACTAGAACTTTGTAGGCAAGGAGACCGTGGAAGTTGTTGTTATCCGGCGTCCCAAGGGACGTCCATCCCGCCGGCGTGGCTATGGACCCATTGGTGCTGAAGCCCCACAGCACGGCCGTTTGGCCGACGGAGGCACCAGCGGGAATGGTGCACGATATTTGAGAGTATCCAGCAGAGGCGACAAAGGCGACGGCCATATCAGCCCCCCTTTACGGTGATGGCTTGGGCCACAGTGGCCTGGAAAGAAGCGGACAAGGTTCCCCGTGCTGTTAGCTGCTTGAGGGCTACAAGCGGCAGAAGGGGTAGGTGCTCAGGCAAAGCGGATGTTCCACGCTCGAGAGCGTTTACAAGGTCGTTGTTGCGAAGCGTTGCAACTGACCTTCCATCGGGCCCGTGACCGAAGTCTCGGTAAATCGATCGATAAAGCCGGCGCGCTAGGTCGCTTAGCTCTGAAGGCCAGAAGGCCTGCGAGCAACCGGCAGGCCCGCACAGCCAGGGGGCAGACTGTGGGTCTCCTACGACGGGCTGGAGCGGTGCGCCGCAGCTTGGACAGGAGGTTAGATAGGTAGGGACTACCGGAGGCGCACCGGGGCGAGTCGGCTGCGCCGACGCGGCCGGCACTACAGCCCCTGCAGCTGGTGAACCAGCTGCCTGTCGTGCTCGTCAAGGAGCGCGTTGAGTTTGCCCAGCGTCTGCTGGGATACGTCTGACTGAATCACTATCTCCCTTGTGAAGTTGACAGTGGGAGCGGCACCCGCGCCGGGTGCACCCCCGTTGGTAACCCCGATGTGCGCCATCGCGCGGACCTGATCGGGGGTGAAGACGAACTCGTCATTTCCTGTCAGGTTCATTGCCAGAGTCGAGCCTGGGCGGAGGACACCGCCGGTGTCGTAGCCGACGTAGGCACCTCCGCCACCGACCGCTGCAACACCCGGCACGCCCCCCAGCGACCCGTACCTCGAGACTGCATAACGGATACCGGCGATCAGGTTCGACACGGGATCGAAGATGTTCGTGTTGTAGCCGGGCAGCGCGTACGCCTGGAAGGTGGACATGATCGTCTGCATGAGGCCCCGGGAGGGGTCGCCCTTGGCTGCATTGCTGTCCCAGTTGTTCTGGGCGTTCGGGTTCCATCCCGACTCGTGCGTGACGATGGTGTTGACAGCTGACTCGTTACCCGGTGTGTCGGGCACGCCGGCCATGCCGAGCGCCTGCTGGATCATGGACAGGTGCGCCCCAGTCGGGATGGCGGACACCGGTGTGCCGCCCCCTCCCCCACCACTACCGCTGCTGGCGGCCTGCGAGGCCCCCACCGACTGAATCAGAGACTTGGCGGCTCCAGCGAGGCTGTCGATACCCCAGTCCCCCAGCTGTTGTATGGGGAAGCCGAACGCCCCGACGCCTGCCTTGGCGACTGATGCGGCGGCATTGATGATAGGGCCGGCCGCATCTGCGAGGGCCTGGCCCGTCAGCTTCTTGAGGCCCGAGAGGGCGCCTCCGATGTCTCCGGCGACCCCGCCGACAGTAGAGCCAACCGAAGATGCCGCACCCTCCGCCCAGCCGAGAACCCCGCCACTAGCGAACTGCGGGAGACCGACGTGGCCGATGAGGGAAGACAAGAGGCCGAGGGCATTGCCCCGGTACTTCGGGTCGGTCGGGATGACGAACTCGGGATGAGCCGGGTTGCCTTCACCGACGATGGCAGCAGCGCCGTTGGTTTTGAAGCCCCCGCCGGTAGGCATGACGCCGCCGGTCTCAAAGTGCTTCATTCCCCCCTGCGCGCCCCCGGTCCCGGTTGCAGTTGGAGCACCTGTGGCTGCGGCTCCTCCGCCTCCACCTACATGGCTCAGCTCCTTGATGCTGACCCCGGGGATGACATCAAGTGCCTTGATGAAGACGTTGATGATGTCGATGATCCCGTTGACGCCGTCAGTAAAGAATCCCTTGACTTCGCTCCAGACCTTTTTGGCGCCGGAGGATAGTCCGTCCCAGGCTCCGGTTATGCCGCTGACAACCGCCCCCCACAGCGTGGAACCGATCTTTGCAAAGCCGTTCCATTCGTCGGTGAGGAAGCCCTTCAGAAGGTTCCAGACGGCCTCGACGCCTGCCTTGAGGTCGCCCCAGATAGTGGTAATGACCGTCTCAACGGCGCCCCACAGAGCGGAGGCGATCCTGCTGATGCCCGTCCATTCGGTGCTGAGGAAGTCCCTCAGGCCGTTCCAGATGGAGCGGATGACATTGTCGATTCCGTGCCAAATGGACGCGAAGAACTGCTCTATCTCGTTCCAAGCCGTCCGAATGGCCCAGTCGATGTCGTGCCACAGCCTGATGAAGAACTGCTCAACTGAGCCCCACGCGGTGCGCAGTGCGCTGTCTATAGCGTGCCATAGGTCGAGGAAGAAGTTCTCTATTGCATTCCATGCGGTTCGTAGAGCGTTGTCAATCGCGTGCCACAGGTCGAGGAAGAAGCCCTCGATGGCGCCCCAGGTGTCCCGAGTGGCGCCGTCTATGTCATGCCAAATGCCGTCGAGGAAGTGGTAAGCATCCTCGGCAATCGACTTGATGAAGTCCCATACCTCGGACCAGTGGGTTGCCAACTCCACGATGCCGACCACGACTAGAGCGACGGCGGCGATGATGGCGAGAATCGGCCAGGTGGCAGCAATCGTTGCTGCTGCGGCCTCGATCATTGAGATTGTGTATGCAGCAATCGCAACTATGAGTACGCCGCCGATGACCGCTGCAAGGGCTTTGGCGATGGCCTGGTGCTTGGAGAACCAGTTGATGACTTCGCTGACGACCTTTATGACGTCCTGAATCTTGGGGATCAAAGCCATGCCGAGCTTCACACCCAGCGCTTCAACGGTGCTCTTGGCCTCGGACAACTGCTGGTTGAAGGTCTTTTGAACCTCACCCCAGTCTTTGACGTTGCCGGAGGAGTCCGCCGATGCCTTGCCGATTTGAGCAACGTTGCCCTTGAACGTGGACATGTTGTCCCCGGTCAGGTGGAGTGCTACCTGCAGGCCGGTCTGGTCGCCCAGCATGGAATACATGGCGGCAGAGAATGTCTGCGCGTCCTGCTTGCCGGACCTCAGCTGCTGGCCGAAGCCCTTTGCGGCAGTTTCGGAGGCGGTGTACTGCTGGACGAGTGCTGCCTGATCTGCAGGCAGTGCCTTGAGCGCCTTGCGGTAGTCACCGAGGGACATCGAGCCCTTGGCGTAGGCGTCCGCTACCTTCGCTGCAGCGGGGGGAAGCAGAGAGAACATCCTCGCTGCATCCTGTGCGGCCGCCTTTGACTGGTTGAACGCCGAGCGTAGGGTCTCCCCCGCCGGACCCATATGGCTGAGGATCGCCTGCGAGAGGATGTCCATCGTCCCGGTCAGGCCGTTCTTGCCCAGGTTCTTTGTCAGGTCGTTGGCATTGACCCCATATGAGGCCATCTGCTGGATCATGGAGGCGGTAGGCGCCTGCAGCTTGACGATGGTGTGATTGAGGTTCTGCGTCGCCTGGTCGGCCGAGATGCCCTGCGCCGTCATGGTGGCAACGGCGCCTGCAACCTGTGCGAACGAGAGGCCGGCGGCCGAGGCGTTCGGCAGAACCGAGTGGATCGAGGAGGCGAACTCCTCCATAGTCATCTTGCCCTGGCCGACCGCCGTCACCATCATTGACATGGCGTCTGCCGCGGGCGGGGCCTTCTTGCCCATGTCGGTCAGGACGGTGGTCAGTGCATCCCCGGTTGACGCCAATGAGGCGCCGTCCGCCTTGGCACCCTGCGCTGCGGCCTTTAGGACTGCAAGACCCTGAGCGCCGTGAAAGCCTGCTGACTCGATCTTGTAGAGACCGTCCGCTAGCTCCTGTGGGCCGTAACCCACCTGACCGGCTTCC